TTTCCACAGATTCCACAGGTTTTTCCACAGCCCTGTGGAAAACTATAAGACTACTGAGACTCTCCCCTTGTGCCACTTCAGAAACTGTCCCAGTCTCAACTAGATTCTTATAAGACCTGAACTAGACTCGGAGGGTGTCAAGTGGGCTTGTGCCAGTTCTTATAGTGTCACAGCGGGTCTTGACAAAACGGCGGTCTTATGATAGGGCGCAGCCCAAGACAACGATAAGATCGCATATTTATAAGACTTTTATGAGACGTTATAGAATGCAAACATATGTTTTTTTAAACATTTAAAGTTTTCCACAATTTCCACAGGTTTCTCCGTAAATGTCTTCAAACCCTCAAATAAGATAGTCAATATTCAATACAATTCTTAACCCTTCATCAGTACAAGAACTCCCAGTATGACTACATTCTCCAGGAAATAAGACTGCTCTATTAGCCACAGATTCTACCTTCCGCGTCTTATCCTCAAACACCGTATAACCATCATTACTATTCAAATATAAGATACAAACCCTATGCTTATCTTTTAGATCAACATGAAATTGTTTCTGTCTTATACTATCAGTTCTAGGAGTAGCATTGATCTTCATTCTATACAAAGTATGATCCTTAGCATTAGGAATATACTGATCATAGACATCATGAACATACTTATAGTATTGAGATCTTATTTCATTATTAAAATAAAGGAGATGATAGAATTGTGAATCATTATCTCCTTTATACACACTGTAATTATTATAAAACCATGGAAGATCTTCTACCATAAGAGTCAGACTATTAAAATACTCTTCTGGAAGAAAGTTATCAATAACTTCAATCACTATACCTATAATGATAAGATGGGTTTGCTAGTGGATATAACTCATGCATAATAACATGCAGATCTTCGTATAGTTTTTTGTCTTCTGCATTTTGCAATTGATAAGATCTTACTGCTTCGTAGACCTTTTTATACTGTTCAGTTGTCATTGTTTTCTTTTAGATAAAGTTTTCTCCAGGCATTGTTTTTCTTTGGGGTCACATACTGTAGATTATCAATCCTATTGTCATGTGGATTATCATTGATATGATCTATAACAACAGTGTCCCTTACCCATTGTTTAAAAGAATCAGGAGCACTATCCCAATCATCTCTCAATTCATCTGGTGGATTTTGGTCTACTGGTTTAAATGCCCACATGACCAATTGGTGTATCTGATATGTACCAGCAAAGGTTTTACCATCACCACGATAATCATCTAAGATAAGATCTTTGGGTTTTGATAACTTAATATCAGAATGTCCACCTCGACCAGCGCTGTTGTCTCGTGCTCTGATCTTTAAAATACGTTCCTTGCCACCTTTGGTTGACAATACTCTACCATGATCAGACACATAATAATAAGGCAACCTAACCCCACGAATACTTACGGGTTTCCAATTCTCATTCTTCATCTTCCACAGGAACCCACATATCATTCTCAAATTGTTGGAACAACCGATATCTTTGGGACATCAACTGTTCCTTCTCTTCAGTAGTATGACGCTTTCCTTCTCCTACTGTTGTCACCCATTGTCCATTGTTGCCCAGATAAGTGTCTGGTGCCTTACTGTGCTGTAGACCTGAGATGGATTTTAGTACCCATTTCATTGTTCATTCTCCTTTGTGGCTGTTGGTATCTATCAATGATGTTAATCGCTATAAGAAGCATTAACCCTGCTATCGGTAATACAAACTGTCTCATTAGAATATACACCCTATATTATAAGATATCGTAACCTTATTAGCAGGTGATGGGTTCACATAATGCAATAATGTAGACGGAAATAAGATTACATCACCTTCTTGCACATCATCCATAACTTTGGTATTATTGAACAACGGATGATCATGATGATTCACAAATGCTGTTGTGTTCTTTCCTTCCAAATGCAACAGATAAATGCCCGAAAATACTCCCTTTGGTCGATGATTATGTACCTCTTGATATTGCCCAGGTACATAAGAATTATACCACATTTCTTGGATATTTGACTCCTTGGGCATTTGGATGGTATCCTGCAAATCCATTAACATTGAATCTAATGGATTCCAGACAACCTGATTCAAGAAATACTCATTATGAAAGAATGTCTTATTCTCTCCATAACTACTCGTTACATCACAATTCCAACTGGATTTCTTTTTATCATCAGCATCAATATGTGGCATCATGAGACGTTTAATCTCCTCATGCTCTTGAACTCGTCCAGTCCAAATATAGTGATTGGGGAATACAAACAAACTCATAAGATCTCAAAACAAACAGAATTAAATCGACCAATAATACCTTTCAACTCTATCTTGGTATGAGACGTGTGTACTTCTACATTGGAAACAGTATAGATGTGATCAATGATACACATATAAGGTTTATCATTGTTCCCCCAATTGATTTGTTCCTGTGTACAACCAATGTAGCGTACTCTGTCTCCTACCTCAAAGTTCATCAATCTTACCTATCAGATTCTTTTGCTGTTGTAAATCTATTTTAGCACGTTTGTTATAATACTCTGCCTCACGCAGATTGTACTCACGACACTTGTCTTTATCGTTTTCGGTTGCCGCACGTTCGCACATTGCGTTCATTTCTTCTTCAGTGTACTGTTGTCGATGCTTGTAGATACCAGACTCAGGATGTGCCCATTCTTCTTTGATCTTGGGTTCACTCACAACATTCTCTTTGTGGTGTTCAAATGCTGCATCAAGTTTCTTCCATTCTTGATACTTGGCATGGAGATCTTCATCCATGGTCAGTTCATACTCTTTACAGACCTTACGCTGATCTTCCTCACGCACACAGTCATTGAATACCAACGACATAGCACTAGAGCGAATAGATGCGGGATCCATGCCTACACATAGCAGGAATTTCTCAAATAACCTGAAATACTGCTTGCAGTTGAGGTCTGATGCTGGTGCTGTGATCAGGTAATGCTCTTCTGGGATGTAGTCATCAGCATCCAAAAAAGATCCATAGGTATGGGTGAAGGTTGCGTCGAATTTGAATTGTACAGTTGCTTCGTAAGTCATGAGTATGCTCGCATAAAATCATCAAGGGTGAAGATGTCGTCAGTGCTGGTTTCTTCTACAAGCTCATCATAGGATAATTCCTTGAGCATGTCAAGGTATTCTTCTGGTGTAGCGTCTACATCAGGGTCAAAATCATCATGGCAGAGAAAAACATACTCATGATAAAGTGCGTCAATCAGTTGTTCTCTGGAGATTGTCATTGTTCTGCACAAATAGTGTCAGTGAAATCAATGGTACGACAATATAATATCATCTGTTGATTCATATTGTCAAGCTTATGTGAGACAACGATCAAATTCAGAGCAGTGAGTAGGACGTTTCCGCATAAGATGATAAGCTGTCCGCGTTTCTTCAACGTTTCGAGGTAGTCTTTCATTGTTCTACTCTCTTCAGGATGATTCTGTCGTCTTGCACATCCCATTCCAGGATGTCATCCACTGTCCAACCCAGAAGATCAAAGAGTTCATCAGGAATTGGCATGATAAGACCTTCAGGATTTTCTGGATCCTGCTCCAGTGTAACAATAAAGCTTGTACTCTGGTTTGTAGCGTTCGATGTACTTTCGGGCATGTTCCTCACAGGTAAACCAACATTTTTTGTTTTCTGTCTGATCATCAAGGAAATAGGGGAATGTTGGATAATGGGGAAACATATCCAATTTCCTTGATTTTAAGACTTTTAGATTATTTCTCACCCCAGAAGTCTTGCCAGTCTGTTTTCGTGGCTTCGCTGAGGTGGTTGATTTCGGTGTTGATGTTTTGGAGTTCTTCTTGCATTGCTTCGATAGACTCTCCGATCTTTTTGTCGTAGTAGTCAGCTTCTCCAGGTTTTTTGAAAGTCTTGAGGTAGTCTTCAATTGCGTTGATGAAGTCTTTTTCCTTCCAGGTGTTGAAGATGCTTTCTTGCGGGTCGTTTTCGTCCCACTCGATTGTGAACTTGTTCTCGTCATCTTGGGTTACTTTAATAGTCATCATTCATCAGTCAAATGGTCAACACAAGCAAGTGTATCACAAGGAGGACATTCAAGTTTAGCAAGAACTTCCTGATTATGTTTTTCGAGAGCACACGGCATTGCCTCTTTGAGTGCTTCTGCTACATTCTCCTTGAAAGAACGATATGGAATGAAGAGTTCATCATCCGAAGTCTTATAGTCCTGGTGAGTTTCTTTGAACTCACGCTCTACATCATACAAGAGATTTGTTACGATGTCATTGATAACTTCCATGGACTTTGGTGTGAGTGAGTGCCACTCATAACCAGGGAACATATCATCTTTGACACGATTCAGCAGTGCTCGCTTACAATGCCATTGTTGATCAAAGATACTGGTAAATGCTTCCCAGTCATGACCAGATTTGAAATGTGGAATACTCATTTGGTAAAACTCTCCTGAAACTCTTTCCAATTTTTGTTTAATTGTTTATCCATATAACCCCATACGCCGTGTTCAAATCCATCAACACCAGCGACTTCAATCTCATCTTGAATGAGATTACGAAGCATTGTAATTTGTTCGTCAGTCATGATTCACCACCAAAGAATGTACCGAAGAATCCACTATCACCATCCTTGCGGTTCTCGATCTTATCAATCAATGCATCAGTGCTGATAAGATTGTCAATTTGCATCACCATGTCAGCGATGTGCTTTGCCACAAATGGTTTCTCTTGACGAGCAGCATAAGCCAATGCATTACGCAAAGATGCTTCTGCTTCCCGCAGACTAGCTTCAACAGATTCAGAAAGTGCCATTAGCCTCCTCACAATTGCGATAGAATGTTCCGTTAACGTAGCAAGATTTGCCAGGTTGATAGTATTTTACCACATTTGGTTGTGGTTGGTCAAGATTACAATACTCCCCCTGCCCTTCTACAAAATTAGAAGCACACAGAGAGAGTAATGCAGGAGCAAGAATCTTGAGTGTGTACATCAGTTGTAACCCATTGCTTGTAGGATTGCACGACGCACATCGTAGGCAGTGAACTGATTAGGGACAGTGACCAGCTTCTGCCAGTCATCCTTCCAGTACAGTGCCCAGCGAGTGCTGCCATAAACCTGGCGGATTGCGATGGGGTTGTCGATGCCGAGGGGATAGGACTTCATTTGATGAAATCAGGAAGTTGTTTGCCTTGGATACGCATCAGGTTGGTGAAGCGTTCCATGTCCCAAGAATAGTAGATCCAGGGATTGCTGTCAAGGTTGGTGTGTGGTGGTTTCAGGACAACATTGGAGAAGAAGTCACCACGACCATCAGGATTGTGCTCAGTGAATGGAAGTGCCATCAGTTTGATTGCGTATAAGGGCATTGTAAGGGGCTAGAAGCCCCTTTGTCAAGTCTTTAGGCGTAAAGGTAGCCACCAGACCAATCGGCGTGTTCTAGGAGCCATTCACGGTCTTTAATAAGACGCAGATCATAGCGAACACCTTTGGCAGGAGACTTCCAGGAAGCAGACTTGTACACTTCCCCAGTGTTCTTGTCTACAAAAGCATGAACAGAACGCTGTCCACCACCATCAGTGAAGACAATTTTGTGGTATTTGCGACCACTTTCGATGGTGAACTTAACAGGAACGTCACCTTGCTTCAGTTCAGCAATGCAACGCTCATGATAATCAGTGTTCTCACCAGTCTTGAGAGAAGCATAGTGACCACGAACAGAATAATCAATGTAATTCTGACGCAATGCTTCACAAAGCATCTCGGTGTGGTCTAGGACTCGTTCGGCAATCAGAGTGGTGTTCATTTTGTGTACCTTGAAGTCGGTGAAATCCATGGGAGGATCCCTTGAGTACCCACATAATATAAGACCCCTGACCAGGGAGGTCAAGGGTCAGTGGACAGTCTTCAAACTGTCACATCAGTATTCGTAGTTGGACTCAAGATATGCATCAAAATCATGGGATTCGTCGTCCATGTTCAGATCCCACATAGAATCATCGGTTTCAAGAAGATCTTGAACTTCATCGCGGTACAGAAATTCGTTCATTTCTTCGATGTTCATTTTGTCGGTGTAGATGCTGGGAGTCATTTGTCAGTATTGGGTAATTTCAATCAGTTCTTGACGAAGATCTTCATAGTCTTCCTCAAGCATTTCACGGTCGGCTGCGGAAAGATTGCGCTTCAATGCGGTTTGAATGCGCTTCATCTCCGCTTTAAGTTGATTGCTGTTCATGGCAATGCGGAAAAGATTTGGGAAGGGGAGCAAAATGCTCCCCAGAGAGAGTCAAATCAAACAGTGACGGGCTTCAGCAGCTCGTTCTTGAGAGCAGTGTTGACAAAACGACCCACAGAACCGTTTTCATCAGCAATCTCACCCTCAAGCTGCATGGTGAATGCAGAGGCATCGGTGACTTCATACACATACTCACGACCACCAGTGAAGGTGATGTTAGCACGGTTGTCGGTCACAGTGATACCGTTGTCAACGATGGCGCTGGAACCAGAGAAAGTGAAGGTACGCATGGTAAAGAATCAGTAAATGAAGAACAGAGGATGGAGTCTTTAGGGCGCTGCCGTTCCCATGTCGATATTATAGGGTCACATAGCCAGGGATGTCAACCCTTTCTACGGCACCCCAGTTAATTTTGTAAGCTTTCCAGTTGCCGTTCAGGTCATAGAGGTAAGAATACTCTTCGCCCCAATCACCAGAGACAAATTTGTCAAAACTGGTGTGATCAACATTCAATTCCTCACCACGTTCGGTGTGGTAGAGGGGTTGAGGATCACGGGTAGGAGACATCACCCATTCACCGTTGGGTTTCTCCACAATCTTACCATCTTCGTCACGCACCGCTGCGGTGACCCACAGGTGGGTTGTACGAAGAGAAGACATAGAACCCCCATCAATGAGTTCCTGCACGTCCTGGCGGCTCTGGTAGTGCTCTACGAGGGTCTTACCGTTGTTGTAAGGAGCACCATCCCAGTGGCAGTACACAGAGACTACACTGTGGTCAGGAAGTTCGTAACCGATGCGAGAACGAGTGCCCATTGGCTTTGTTTGAACTGAAGTCAATATAGGGGATTGCAATCAGCTTGACAACCACCTATGTGCCACTTCAAAAACTGTCACTTCTTGAGTGCCGTGGACAGCCAACCAGTGCAAATATATTTGACTTCTGATTTTGGTGGATAACCTCGATGAACATGTGTCCAGGTTGCTGGGAAGAATAGCAGTCTACCTGCTACTGGTTGGATCTTTGTTCCATCGTAGAACTCAGTGTAACCATCTTCAGCAATATCATTGAGATACCAGATGTAAGTTAAAGAACGATTCAATCTCCGTCTACCATAATTGAAATCGTTGTGCCAATCGAAGAATCCACCAGGGAGGGTTTCTTGAATCTGATGACCATCATCAAGTGGAGATTCTCTTCTTGGAAAAGGTCTCATATACTCCCCACAATTCATACTCTTAAGATATTTTAGATATTCATCCAAATCCTTGTACAATATGGTGGTTAGTTTCCTGTCTTCCTCCTCCCAATCATCAATTCCACTAATATTCAAATCTGTGGATTGTTTAATCTTTGGATCAATAATGCCAGCACCTACAACACCAGCACTTTTCCTATTGTCCCTTTGAAACTTTTCAATCAAATACTTACAGAATGTAGTATCTAATGAATTGTCCTTTGTCCAAATAAATCTATCCATAAATTTAAACCAAATATTATAAAAGGTGGGAGTCAATGTGACTACCACCCAATGTGTGTGTATTTAACTGTCGTAGAAAGTAGAGAAGTCTGGAGAACAATAAACCATGTCTTCAGATTCATCTGCCCAGGCAAGGAACTCTTCGCCCAATGCGAGAGCATCATCAACCCTATCTTCAGTCATAAGATCGACCATTCTCCCTTGTGCCCACTCAAGGCATTCTGTGACGTAGCTGGTTAGATCTTCCATGGGTTCTTTGTTTTTAGGTGGTGAATGCATCAACGACACGGCTCTCTTCCTCATCCGCGAGCGGGAATTTGGGTGCTTTTTGAATGCTTTCCATAGCCAGTGGATAATACTCAGGATAGTATTCATTATCCCACCGAACTACAAGATCATAACACTCGTCATCGTGCTCTGCGATGACACAAACAACGCCGCCATACTCTGAAGAGGGGAATGGAACCCAGTAGTTGACGAGGTAGAGAAATTTCATTTTTGGTTGAATTTAAAATGATAAGGGAACAAAAACTATTTAACGATCTCCCAGTGAGAGTCGTTAATCTTGTCAACCCAGAACCAGTAGTCATTGGTTTGAGCTTTCAGGTGCATCATGACTGGAGTATCTCTGTCAACAATGACGACAGGATTACCTTTCAGCATGTTTGCAAACTTGTTTTTAGCCCGACGAGATTTGGGCTTAACCATTACAGTCGATGTCATCGTCAAGAAGGAACTCCTCAATGTAGTAGTCAACGGTCACCTCAACCTTAGCTGCGGCTTCCTCAAGAAGCATAGCATACCGTTCTGCTTCGTGGTGGCAGAACTCGTCTAGTGAAGAATCATGCATGGAATTGAATGCGACTAGCTAATGGTATCACGGGAAGAATGGTTTGTCAAGCACCCGTTCATCCGAAGCAGTCCCAAGAGATCGAACGAAAAGCTCTGTGAACCTCTCCATCTTATCAGGATGGACAGATGCTGGATGATCCTTGATTGCCTGCCTGATAGCATTCATCTCATTCCATTCTTCGTCTGTGATGGGCATTTGCACCTCGATGTTAGGATATGCTAATAATACATCACTATCTATCATAGCATGTGAAACCAACTATATTCCTTTAGATTTGGTGTTACGTTTCTTAATCTTTATACCAAAACCCATCGTCAGTCATCTCCCACCCATCATTAAGCATTTCCTGATGGGTCTTAGGACGATAGAACTTCAGTATTTCTTCATACTGATCCTTATGCAAATCCACTTGCTTTTTCATTGGATCGTGGTCAGAATCCCAACCATCATAATAATCTCTTTCTCCCACAACATCATCTAGAGTAGTATCAATCTCAAACTCACGATGACCTCTCAAAAGAGAAAGAACACTGGTAGACTTATCAAGATACTTTCTATGATGATCTACACTTTCTTCCACACATTTTACAATGGTGTCATAAATGTCTTTTGGAGTAAGATCCTCACAATTCAGGGCATCATTCACCCAGTTATCAAGTTGTTGAAGAGAGTACTTCCTGTAAGAAAAATCAGAACTCAGGGGATCGGTGCTCATGTTAAATCCTATAAAGAATTGGATGATTGATCAAGAATAAACGTTTGTAGTCACTGTACAACTTAGAATGATACATGAAGCAGAACAAATCAAGGTCTCCCTCCGATAGTTCTGGTAATGTATCAAGTTCATAAATCTGCTTTAAGTTCTCATAGACTTCCATCCTTGAAATAAAGGTCTCATCATTAAAGACCTTTACGTTAGAACGATCCAATCTACGACGCCTTGCAGATGTAACAATTGCCTCCAAGGGCCAGATCCACAAAGTATCATGTTCAATATTTTGAACAATTCTACTTGCATCTGCCAGAACTTCATGAGGATCGCTCGATTCATAGTGATCCAAAAGAAGCGTATCACAAGAACCTTTATACGTTGAAGCATCATCATTGATGACTTCAACATGCTTCAAGAAGGGAGACTTGTTGTATTCATGGTATTCTATGACTTCAGGATTCTTCTCAATCACAGTTACCTTGGTCACATCTGGATTTCTCAGCAACCAAGATTCTCTGACACCAAATCCCATGCCAGTGCAAATACAATGACCTTTGGCTAGATTGTAATGTGAATAGAATTCAAATGCCTGTGTATGACCCTTAATGTCATAAGACATCCACTCCTTACCACCAACAGTCAGCTTATAAGCTTGCCACTCCTCATCAAAATAGACATCAATTTTGCCATTTTGATATTCAGAGATGAATGGTTCTTGATAGTTAAGTTGTTTCAGTAGTCTTAGCATGTCTGGTTTTCTTTAAATTGTTTACGACACTTTTTCAATTCTTTGAGTTCTGCTTTAATATCTTGATAAGATTCTTCAGGCGTAATCCTACGAGACATTTCCATAGCAATGATGACATCGACTCTGGTTCCAAAGTGTTTGAGTGCTTCCTCGAAGCAGTTTAGTTCTTCATACATCGTAGATTTTCTCTGAACTGAGCATATTATACTGACAAGAACTCAGCATGTCAAGTTTGTTTTCAAGTTCATACAAAGCATTGGTTGTTCCGATGTTCTCTTGGATAAGATGATCAATCTTCTCTTCAAGTCTGTCGATCCTTGATGCCATAGAATCATCTCGAACTCCCCACTTGTTTAAAAACCAATAAGGATCTTGTTTCATAGTACACCTACCGATTTAAGATAATTTCTGTATGCGGCAAACCTTTGCCATTTTGGTTGACCTGGGACATTTAATTGGTGACAGATCTCACAGTAGCATAACCACTCATACCATGGAGTTGTTGGATCCAGGACATGATATGGGTACGATGTAGTAGTTTGTTGGTGGCTCATCATTCCAATGCCTAATTACTCCTGCAACAATGAAACAGTTAGTGATAAGATAAGTGAGAAATATAACAGTCCGTATACCAGCAACGCTGTCCGATTCTTTGTCATCTTTACTTGCCTTTTCTCCTAGTGCTTTTGCCCACCATCTCCAGGCGGTTTTTCTTTTAGACATCTTGTTGCATCACTTTAAATGATTCAACGTTTTTGATGATCTGCTTTGCCATTTGTTTGGCACTAGGTTCATCCCAGGATTCTTGATTGCAACCATCTTGCCAAACTTTGAAAAGATCGGAACAAATAGAATCAAGTAACATTTGATAACTGGTCATAGTTTTCCCTCTTCGATCATTTGTTTTAGTTCTTTTTCCATCTTTACTGATCTACGCCAGACTTTCCATCTAAAATAAGGATTTTTAGGATGCAGCCAGATAAGCATATATGCTCTTGTACAATTAATACTAACGATTTTTGCAAACAAATCAATCAGCCTTGCAAAGTTTGGATCTAATGCAACAAGAACTACAAGAACAGCGAAGACTGTGTATAATGCATAATAGTATGTACTCATACATCTCTCCGTAAAGTTCCAAGATAATCTAGAACATAAGAACGAATGTACATCAGTTCATGATAACACTTTTGATTGTGAGCACATTGCCTCAGTTCAACGTCAGGTTTCAAAACAGATTCAATAAACAAATCAAGTCCACGGTTGAACTTGGT